CCACCTGTCAAAAAATCTTCTTTTACTTTCTTACCATCTTTGGTTCTATAAGAAAGCTGATAAGGTTCTAATTTAAAACCTTCATGTTGTTTAATCCTATCTTTTAATTCTTCGTACATTGTATTAACTTCTCCAAATACCATTTAGCTTTTTTAAGATCTTCAATTCCATTCTTCTCTTTGTAGCGAGTGACATATTTAATAATGTTACCCTCTAAAAAATTCATGTCGTATTCAATAATGTAGTCAGTAACTTCTATTTTTTTCCTGTAATAAGGAGGATTAATTTTATCCATTACACCTCACCTGTCCAGGTAGAATCTTTCATAGGCATACTGTGAATTTGAGGCTGTGAGTTAATGATGCTACCTACTGATATGATTGGTCTTTTAATAAAGTTTTTACCATACTTAAAGGCTTCGTGTTTGGGATCAATAGAACAACCTACGCACATAGCAAAGTTTAAAGCTGTTGGACTAGACCAATACTCTACACTTGATTTTGTATGTTGGTGGCCCACACATAAAGATAGGCCAAGTTCTTTTGCACTAGATAAAGCATTAGACTTAAAATGATGGGTAAAGAATACTTTGTTTTTATTTGGAAGATCTACAATAAGTTTATCGTGCCAAGTCCATTTCCATTTAGGATCTATGTCTAGTATTTGATTTATTTCTTTGAGAAAAGAATTTGGTATAGCTGACTTCTCTGCTATTTTTTGTATGCGTATATCATGATTGCCCCACATAATAGGCATAGGACAATTAAATATTTTTCTAAGTTGCTTAATATGTTTTTTAGCATCTTCTATTTCGTATTTAATATTTGGTAACTCTGCACTATGTAAGTGTTGAGAGATACTATGAAAATCTACAAGATCTCCAATGTGTACTACTAAAGTTGGTTTTAACTTATCTTTAAGTTTTTTTATCCATTTAAAGTATTCTTTCTTAACATAAGGAAAGTGTGTATCAGAAAGAACCAGGATAGATTTTGTATTCATCTATAGTCCTTTAGTTGAGGTTAAGATTGGCCTCCGAGTAGTTTTACAAATACCCAAATAGCTGATAGTATTCCCCCAATAAATAACATAGTTCTAATAGCACCTTTACCAGTTGCCATTTCTTCTTTAAGTTTAATTACTTCTTGTCTGTTTTCTTTTACTTCAGATTTAATTTCATCTAAGGCCTTACAAATTTGACTATATTGTGTTTCCCAATTAGACATTTGTATTACCTATATGTGAGCCACATTGAAATATAACTGTTAACTTTCTTTCTTTTAAATCAGCATCAAGATAATCAGCTAAATTATTTTTTGTTAAATTACATTCCACATTATCGTTAAAACTTAAAGGTACTTCACTTTTAAAACAAAGTGTTTGATTTAACTCTCCTACATTTAACATACAAATCATAGCAAAGATTTTAAACATAATACATTTCTTGTGTCATAAAAAAACAATATCCAATCATGTGCAACCTACTATTGCTGATACTATTAAAATAAAAGCTAATACAAAAAATAATATTCTCATTAGTATTTATCCTCTATAATTTTATATATTTTTAAGTTACCTTCTGCATCTGGTCTTAACTCTGCTTTAACTTGACCACATTCATAACGAATAACATTAGTTCTATTATCTGCTAAGTTGCGTTCAGCTTGTCTTTTAGCTTTTAAGCACTCTGATAATCCATCTGTCATCATGTGACCATCAAGCGAATTATTCACAAACATACAAAGACTAAAAACTATTTCAATGACTCCCATTATTCCTCACTTTATCTTTTAATGTTTCAACATCTGTTTGCATTTTTTCCACTTGGTTTTTTAAAAAGTCTATGTTGATATTATTGCTTTCAATGAATTGAATTTCTTTTTCCATTGTTTCAAACTGACCAGATAAAAATTCTAACAACATATATTGCTCTTGATCTACTGGAGTTTGTTCTGCTTTTTTTAAAAGATCAGCTTCCATGAGCTGTCTTGCAGTTTCTAATTCTGTTATTCTTTGTGTTAAATCACTATAAGCAAAGATACCAATTCCAACTGCTATAATTAAAGCAATCAGATTTCTCATTGGCATACTGATAGCCGTATTGTCTGATATTTTCATTTACCACAAGTACACTTTCCATCTTCGCAACAAGGATTAATCATGTGTCGCCTAATCTTGTAAAAGTAAATGCTGATTGATTTTGTGTACTATCACCATGTAATTTTGCAGAAGCAACTCCATCTGATGCACCAGAATTAGACATAACTAATTTTATTTTATTATTATTATTAGAAACATCTGTAATGTCTAACAAGACACTAAAAGAAACTACAGAATTATAATCTGCATTACTAACTTGACCTCTTACATGAACTAAATCATTATTAGATGCGTTTTTTAAAGTAAAATGAACTTGGTCATCGGCTTGTGTTCTAGTAAGCCACCCAAAAAATTCTACTTTCCAAATCCCAGTTTGAGGAAAAGTAAATATGCCAGAACTAACACTCATTCCAGTACCTAAAGTACCATTGTATGTACTATCAACTTTTTCCCATACTGTTATAGGGTCTTTATCTCCTAGTGAATTACCACTTAATCGCCATTGGTCTGCTACTTGAATACCAGCACTAATGCCAGTTAAACTAGCACCACTAATACTCGGTAAATTACCAGACAGCTTAGTAGCATCTAGTGTTGAATAAGATAAATTATTTATAAGTGTCTGTGCCATTATGGTTTACTCCAAATTGAATGTGTTAATTGTCCGTCACTATCTCTTGCTAATAATAAATCATAAGCATCTTCATCAGTATGATTAGACGGAATGTCTCTAAGACTTTGACGCCAAGTTTTTATATTGTCTGGCATTGTTACATCAGAGTTAGCAAGGTAATCTGTTTCAATTAGTTTTTGTAATCTGATTTTTTTAATCTGTTCTAATTTTCTTTCAGCACTTGCATCATTCCATGCTTTTTCTCTAGCATCTATATTAGCTTGTTCTTCTGCTGTTGCATCTCTTATTATGTTATTACTAATTACTTTACTCATATTAACTATCTACCACTCCATAAACTTTAACTGTTACATTTACGTTTCCAGAGCCAGAATAAAAAGTTACTCCTCTAATTGATGAATTACTTTCATGTGTTCCACCAAAATAACCACCAATATTATTAGTACTAGCATCAATATAATTAAATGTTCCATGAAAATTTGTAAATGTACTGCTTGAAAAAGGGTTTTGTACCCACATAGTTTTTTTAAGACCTAATTTATTTGATGCATTAGTAACACCAGAATCAGTCATTTGAACACCACCTTGATTAACTTGTGCTCTTTGTGTTGTATTACCACTATCTGCAAAAATACCTGTATAATTATACATATAATTATTAGTTACATCTGCTGGTGTGTCATCTCTAAATTTAAAAAATAAACTTTGATTATCGGTAGCTGGAGTATTTTTAGATACCATTACAAGATAATTTTTATAGGTAGCAGAAAATACATTATCTACACTTATTTGACTTGCATTACTTCCTGTGTCTGATCCACCAAGAAAAACTAAACCACCACTAGGTAAATATTGTTTCTCTACATATTTAAGATTACCACTATCACTTGCATCAGATACTAAAAACTTGTCAGTATCGGCTAAAGATGTAATTGCTGTTTGACCTGTGATTGCTGTTATATCCAAATGTTCATCAGAGATACTATCGTCAGCTATCTTAGTTCCATTAACTGCGTCTGCACCAATCTTAGCTTGAGTAACTGCCGAACTTCCAATCTTAGCTTCGGTAACTGCACCATCTGAAACTGAGGTTATAATTCCAACTCCAAAATGGCGAATACCATTACATACTGAACTACCACTAGGAGTAAAATCAAAAGTAACAGTAGAGCCACTAACAGTATAGTTGCCAGATTGTATAACACCATCAATTTGAATTTGTAATGCGTCTGCACTTACTGGTACAAAAGCTACTGAGTTTTGTGTTAGGTTAAATGTTGCTGTGCTACCACTAAAAGATAAATTATCT